TGGTTTAGTCTTCGCTTTATTCCAAATAACTTCTACTGCAAACCCATCAAATAGCTCATAATCTTGTGCTAATTTAGATTTAAGGTTTTCAAAGTCTTCGTATGCGTTAATATTTGCCAAAAAGTCTTCAGTAATTGCAACATCTTCGGTGTTTTTGCCTTTTAAATCTGTGTTTGCAGTAGAAGTTATTTGGAATAAAGCGAAGACTAAACCAGCAGAATACTACCATTTGCCATTTCAAAACGTGCGTTTAGGCAAAGATTGTGCCTATTATAGTGAAGATTGGACAAACCAACGTGCAGAAATATGTGAATATCCTTACTTTAACGCAAACACACGTGAGAATAAACAAGTATTTTACTTCAAATTATATCGTGCGGGACAAAAAGAATACCCTTTGCCATCTTATATTGGTGCATTAAGGTATATTGAGATAGATAGCGAGATACAAAACTGGCATTTTAATTCTATCAAAAACGGATTCACTGCACAAACATTGATTCAGTTCTTCAAAGGCATTCCAACACCTGAAGAAATGAGAATGACTGAACGTAGGTTCAAATCTCAAAAGACTGGTACACATAATGCGGGTGGAATGATTATCGGTTATAACGAACCAAGTGAAAGACCAGCAGAAATAACTAACTTACAACCAAGTGACTTTGATAAACAATTTTTACAACTAAACGATACAGTAAGAGATGAGATATTTGTTGGGCATCGTATATCTAACCCTGTGCTTTTTGGTATATCAACTGCGGGTGCTTTGGGACAACGTAACGAACTTATTGAAGCATATGAATTATTTCAACAAGCATACATTGAACCAAGACAAAAACAATTTGATGCAGCGTTAAATAGCATTTTGAAGTATGCAATACCTTGTCAAGTTGTAACCATTAATAAACCACCAATTGGACAAGACTACGTTGATTTATTTACAAAGGGGGTAATTACACAAAATGAAGCACGTGTAGAATTAGGGTTTGAACCTATTGAACCAGTACAACAAGCAATGTCAAAATCTTATAGCGAAGACGATGTTGTAAATATGTTTATGGAATGTGGCGAAGACAAAGAAAACTTTGAAGATGTCAAAATGGAATTTGCTACTGCAATAGAAACTGCAATTTTGCAACTACTAAACGCAAACGATGGTACAACAACGGGTGAACTTGCAAAGTACTTAAAGATAGATACGCAAAAAGTAGTCGATACAATTGCACAAATGACTTCTAATGGACTTATTGACGATGTTAAAGGTAAACTATCAGTTTCAAAATTGGGTACAACAGAACTTAAAAAAGTAAGTGACCAACAAATTGAGATTAGATACGAATACGCACTTGACCCAGCATTTAGTGGTGAACGTAAAATCATAAAAACATCACGTGAATTTTGTAGACAAATGGTAAGTGCAAATAGATTGTATTTAAGAAGTGAAATAGATACAATTAGCGCAAGAGTAGGTCGTGACATTTGGATGGAACGTGGTGGATGGTACACAATACCTGATACAACTGTTCATATTCACCATTGCCGTCACATTTGGAATAGTAAATTAGTAAGGAAAAAGATATGAGCAACTTTGTATATTTAATTAGCACCACGTTTTTAAAGGACAACACCCCTATAAACGAAAACGTAGACGATAAATTGCTGAAATCGGCAATTAAAGAAGCACAAGAAATCTACATTCGTGATGTTATTGGTAGTGGTATTTACAATGAGTTGCAAACACAAGCATTTGCTGGTACAATTACAAATGCCAATACAACGCTTTTAGACGTTTATATTGCACCTTGTTTGAAATACTACACGTTAACTGAATCTATGTTGCCTATGACCTTTAAAATGCTAAATAAAACATTAGGAACAAGGACATCGGACAACACACAACCAGTTAGTATTGACGAAATGACGTTAATTGAACGTAGATATAGGGACAAAGCAGAATACTATGCACAAAGATTGCGTGAATTTCTACAAGCGAATAGCACTATTTATCCTTTGTTCTTTAATCCTGGTTCTACCATCGACACTATAAGACCGCACAACACACAATTATTTGGAGGAATTTATTTACCACCCGACTATGACGAAGAATACAGATATTACGATTTCCCAAAAGGGGAAAGTCCGAACAAAAAATGAAACTAAACTTTTAAACTTTTTAAATGACGTTAAACCAAATAATACAGACAATTCAAACTGCATCGGAAAGCCACAAGCAAGTAAATAAATTTATTGTTGGTGAACTTGACTTTACAGAAGAGAATTTAAAATACTACCCACTTGTGTGGTTAGTTCCTAATGGATTTAACTTTGATACAGAAGGTAAAAAGGTCGTTTATAATTTTATGCTTATGATTTTGGACAGACACTTTGAAAGTCAAACAAATATGATTGAAGTTCTTTCGGACACGGCACTAATTATGCAAGACATTATAACGCTATGCAAACGCAACACGTATGAAGATAGTGTGTTCTTTAGTGTGAATGGGAATGCAGAGGCAATAATGGATAACAAAGCTGATATATTAGCGGGATATGGAGTTGAAATCAATGTTGAAGTACCTTATAGCGAGTCTTATTGCGATATTCCTTTGTAGCATATTGTTTATCTTATTGCAGCGTGGTGTTAATAATAATAATACCACTCGCAGTATTGATACACTTTACAACTACAAAGAAAAAATCATTATCAAAGAAAAAGAAAAACTAAAAATCAAATATGACACTATCGAAATACATTTGCGTGATTCTTTTTATAGCACCGACTTTTTGCAACGGGCAATTAATTTGCATAGATTCATCGACAGTCAAGAACGTAAACCTTTACTTAATTAAAGGTGCAAAAGCACGTGAAGAAAACAGAATCTTAAAGGCAAAAATTCAAAACGATAGCAACCACATAGTTTTTTTAGATAGTACGATTACCGATTTGGAATTTGGGATATGCGAAGTTGAACAAGAAAATAAAGTAGTCAAAGAACGATTTTTAACTGTCACAATTTATGCAATACTTGTGACAATATTTTACATCTTCAAATGAAAAACAACGTACATAAATTTGTAGTACCTTTTGAAAACAAAAAGGTTCTTTTGCTCTCGGATTTGCATTGGGATAACCCCAAGTGTGATAGGGTACTATTGAAAAAGCATTTAGATTTAGCACTTGCTGGTGGTAATGATGTACATTTAAACGGAGATACATTTTGTTTGATGCAAGGTGCATACGACCCACGCAAAAGTAAAGATAGTATAAGACCTGAACACAACGTCAATAACTATTTAGATGCCGTTGTAAATACTGCAATTGATTGGTTTAAACCTTATGCAAAAATTATCAAAGTAGTAGGTTATGGTAATCACGAAACGAACATTATCAAAAGGCAAGAAACAGACGTTATTGAAAGATTTGTTTTTGGTTTGAATCGTGAATGCAATACTGAAATACAAGCGGGTGGTTATGGTGGATGGATAGTTTACCAATTTTTAGATGGCAAAGTTTTACGTAAAGCATTTAAAATAAAATACTTTCACGGTTCGGGTGGTGGTGGACCAGTAACACGTGGTGTAATTCAGTTCAATAGAATGTCATCTTTTATTGAGGGTGCAGATATGATATGGATGGGACACGTTCACGAATGCAACGAGGTAGTTTACACGAATGAATTTTTAAATAGAAATAATAACATAGAATTACGCAATATTTTAATGGTTCGTACTGCTACCTACAAAGAAGAATATAATAGTGGTCTTGGTGGATGGCACGTAGAGAGAGGTGCAACCCCAAAACCTTTGGGTGGAAGATGGTTAGAAATGTGTCCTGAAAGAAAAATAATTAATGGGCAAGAACAAACAATACTAACTGCATTTACATATCGTGCCTAAAATAAAATGCCATATAGTTATACTTGCTGATTCTGTTTACGAAGACAAAGAACAATCGTGTGAGTTTTTAGAAGATGCAATTTTAGATACTGGTTATATTATTGCAGCAAACCAACATTGGGACTATACCGAAGTGCATTATATAAGTGGTCATACATTTGTTATTGACTTGGATTTTAACGACTTTTGTGACAAATGGATAAAGTAAATAAACCAGCGCACTACGAAGGTAGTATCGAGTGCATAGAAGCAATCAAATCGTCAATGTCAAAAGAAGCATTCAAAGGATATTTGAAAGGCAATGTTCAAAAGTACATTTGGCGATACGACAGAAAGGGTGGTGTTGAAGATTTGCAGAAAGCAGAATGGTATTTAAAAAGATTAATCAATGAAACAAGTACAAAATTATCTTAATCG